CGAGGTTGCACCTTTACCAAGTAAGTGCAGGTACACCGCTGCGCCAATACCTTGCGGTACTGCTAATTCATAAATAGTATCACCACCTGAAAGATATAAACTATTGGATGCGCTGATCATGTCACTTGCAGATGCGCTAAAGCCGTAGTATACATCGCTGCTAGGTTGTAATATGATTGTGTGTACCGCAGATACGTTTAAATTATATTCTGTGCCTGTGGCTACGCTTTGTGCGGATTGTACTGAATGTTGTGCAGAGCTAGACATATTCAGGGATTCAACCACTGAATGTTTAGATAGGTCAGCCATCTTTTTTCTCCTTTTCTAATGCCTTACCGAGCTTGGCTGCTCTCATGGGCATTTTGGTTTAATCTATGATACCTTGACTTCTTAGACTGGCATCTGAAATTCCTTTATTGTGAATCATTGGACTTGCAAATAACTTGCGCACCTTTTTTGATTTACATTTTGGGCAATGGATTTGATCCTCTTTAGACCATACCATCTCCCATATATACTTACAAGGATTACATAAAAAATCGTTGGTTTTCATTTCTTTTTCTTTAATAAAATCTTTTTCTTAGGCTTTTTAACTTCGCCATTTTCATTACATGGCTCATAGCCTTTTTTAATAAAACTATCAATAATTTCTTTACTTATTGTATCTAGTTTTCCAAAAACCGAACCATCTTTTCTTTTAAAATATTTCATTTTTTCTCCTATAAACATGGGTGGGCAAAATCGCCCACCCACATTATTCATCATCTTTAAATACTATTAAGATGGATTATTGAAGTTAACAACTCCAAGCGATGTACTGGAAGCACCATGTGACAAAGATGCGCCAAACAAAATGTCGGCAACCACGCTTGTCGCTAAGTGATCTATGTCATATGCTGACTGCACCCTGGGTGCAATCTGCATTGCCATGTACACTGATTCTTTCTTGAATACAGTTGCAGTTTCATCACCAGTACCACCATCATCATCCCAATCAGTTGAAATGTATGTTGGCATACCATAGATCATTCCTACGCCACCTGAGACATTAGGATTTTGCTCATCACCTCTACGAGATGAATCATAAAAATCCTGCAAACTCAAGAGGTACATGTACGCAGCAGGTGATGCATATAAGAATGTTTCACCATCAGCGTAATCGTGACCTGCGTCTAATAACTTCTGTAAACCACTACGTAGTAGCGCAGAGGTTACTTGGTTATCTGTTCCAAGAGTTACATCATTACCAGTTGCAGATTGAAGTACATCTACTGCCAAGTAGTTTTCGACCTTCTTAGCTAATGCATAACCCATAGATTGAGCATATGCACCAAAGAGGTTTGCTGACTCCTGGACGCGGACTATATCATCGATCCGTTTCGCTTCATAATGATGTTGATCAACAGCAATGGTGACCTCACCATCGGTGTTGTTTGTGTATGTTACCGCAGTACCTGCGCTTTTTGATGCAGCCGTCTCCTCAGTGACTTTGGGGATATGTAAAGTATCTCCAGAAGACATCTCAGAAGAAAAATCCATCACTTGATTACGCAACTCGAACTTACGTTCAGCATAATCCAGGATAGCATCTCTCCAAAGTTCTGGGATGAACTTTGCTGCGGTGGTTACTGTTACGTTACCATCAGCCATTGTTATTTCCTTTTACTGTTATTTGCGCTTATAGCTTTCCAATATATTACTCCAGTTCATTCTACGATCAGCATCCTTTATCTTTCTAAGGTCAACATTATCATTATTTACTGGCGCAGATGGAGAATTGGAAACTGCTACGCGCTGTGTTCTGAATTTCTTAACTACGGCACGAAGTGCTTCTATGGGTAACTTCCCAAATGTTTCATGCTCGTCCTCTGGAAGTTCACTTAGAAGCTCTGTACGTAATGACACTTCTTGCTGTTGTGCCATCTCCACAATGGGTTCGAGTTCCGCGAGCTTAGTAGCGCGCTCCTCGGCAAGAGACTTCCATTGTTCTTGCTCTTCTAATTGTGAAATCCGAGTATCCTCGATTTCTTTGCGAAGATTTGAAAGTTCAGTTTCGGCTGCTTGAGCGCGACCTCGATACTTCTTACTCTCCGCGATCAGATTACCAACTTCGAGTTGCTGTTGGTTCTGTTCTGCTGTTTGATCTGGACCTACAGGATCAACTGTTGATTCAGGCACTGGCTGTGCAACTGGTATTTGTTCTTCGGACATACTGCCCTCCTATATGTTTAACTTTACGCGTGTCTTGCTCATACGTGATAGGTTCTTGCCAATTGTATTGGCGAAGTCTTTTACGACACCTACTTCAACATCGTCACCCAATTGTTGATTTTCAGCTATGGAACGTTTTGGCATTTTTTCTTTACCTTCATTATGATTAAATAACTTTGTTCCTTGCTTGTTTTTCTTGATGCCATATAAATATTGTATTTCTTGATTCTTTTTAACTTTGGTGCGATGGACATTAAATGCATTTAGCATTTTACCAGATAGTTTTAAGTTTACATTGCTAGCATTTACTTTTTTTCTTGCTGCGTAACTTTTTGAATATGGTGCATAGCTACCAAATTTCTTACCTTCAAAATCTTTACCATCTAAAATCTGTTTCTTATGCCTTCTCACAGTATTCTGCGCCATTTTCTTCACATCAGATTCACTAAACTTTAGTATGTCTTGCAGTTTAAACATCTACAGGACTCCAGTAATGCCTGCAACGCACTCCACCACCATGCTCATATGCATCTGGTTTGACTTGTCGTATCTCAGACTTGGTTAATGGTCCACTTGCTAAAAATGTTCTGCATATCGGTCTAGTTTTCTCATCATCTGGACCAAGATACTCGTATTCAGTGTCTTCTGGTAAACCCATAGCCATTGTAGCTATCACAGAACGCCTATAATCACCTATTAGCGTGCCGATTATGTTTTCAGACCGAGGTACATTCGTCTTAATAGAAGTACGCATCAAATCCTTTAATTGTTCACCTTTTAATCCACTAGAAACACCTGAAACCATTGCGCTCTGCATTGAATTAAACACCTGCCTGCTAACTCCTTCTATACCTTGCCTTGATAAATTTTGGATAGCCAAGAGTTGTACCTCGCTTGGATTCCCAAAAAACGGCAAATCGCTAAGAATATCTTCTGTTGTAGCCATGAAGGAGTTGATTGCGGTAGAGAAGCGTAACTCCTCAATAAAATAGGTCGAGAAGTCAATCGCAGCGACAAATGCCAATATTTCAATACTAGAATAACCTTCATTTTCAAGGCTTTCCACATCTTCTGTAAAATCGTTGATGCTATCATCGATACTGCTTTCATATGAGCTAACTGTTTGGTCTATTGTTGGCATTTAAGATATTGAGTAGTCTATTTTGTGGTGCAGGTTCTTCTGCTTGAGCTTGTTGTTCTTCAAATCTTGCTATATCTTCTGGTCCAGCATCTGGATTGTGATATTGAAACCAGTCAATAGGACTTGCTAACTTACGATCAAATCTCCAACTCCAGAGCATAATCTCTGCTTCTGGCGTGAGTGCGTAATTAGGTTCAAGAAAATCAACACTATACTCGTCACCTACGTTGATATTTGCTTCTACTTCTATAATCTTTTTGTCTACCTTATATCTACGTTGCTCCCAAGGCCTCCATGTATCCTCAGTCATTGCGGATCGTTCATCGACATTTTCAGCTTCCACTATCGTTAAACTTGCTGCCGATGGTGCGTTGCCTGAGTCATCTCTGGCGTATTTTGCGCGAATGTGATTGTTGTTTAATGTGGTTTCCACTAGAAATCTTGTACTATCGATAATCTGATTGAGGTTGCCACCGCTTGAGGTAACACCAAAGTTTGCTTGCTCTGGTAAATATAAGATTTTGTCAGTTCCAATCGTAATGCGACTTGGATCATCTACACCGCTAATAAATTTTATTCCAAGACAACCATAGCGTATCGCTAAATTTAATTCTAAGAGTGCCACATTCACTGCTAAGTCTGTTTTGACTACATCCAATGCGTTACCTACGTGATAATCTCTGATTGGTGGGTAGCGATGACAAAATGTTACTGGAAGGACACCATATGGATTAATATCTGATTCGTTAACGCTAATCACCTTACCTTCTTCATCCACTAAGAAATGTCTTCCTGGTACACCATATCTTTCTTCGGTCCATACTGCGTTCACCACATCCGAGGATCTGGCGTTGCCTTGGTTCTCGATTGGGTACATAACGCCAATAGGCTTCTCTCTGCTATCACCAGCTAAGAAAAGTGGTGTAAAATGTGATAAGATCTCGTATTCCACCTTTTGATCTACTTCGTTCCATTTGCTTCTGAATGCCATAGTACCCAAAAGAAATGTCAAACGCTCCAAGATTCTGCGCTGCGCGTTAAGGCCATGCTTGTCAATTGCGTTTAGATATGCTTCACTAGCACGTAATCGCGGTGGACGTTTATAGGTCATACTGCGCAGGCTACAAACTCGGCGTGTTAAATTATTCTCTGGAATGACTGTCTGG